TTTCACTACCCGTTTTCTTGTTCTTTTGATTGTGGTTTATTAGCCATAGTGCGTGCAACTGATTCCGCGCTGCGCCCTACGACATACCCNCCAAGGCCAATTTGAAGAAGTGTCCAAACGTCACCTGGAAGNGTTATAGTTATAGAAGCTTTAAAAAAGAATAAGATTACTGGTCCTAATACATAATTCCATATTAATATAAAAATTAATACGTACATTAGTAATGGTCTCCAGCTTGATGCAAACCATCCAGCTTTAGCTTCTGCTTCTACAATTCTAGCAGCCGCTTGAAGTTCTTGTGTATTAGATTGTAGTAACTGTGTTTGTAATTCTGCTTTTAACTTTGCTTGTAAATCTTTATCTGGAACTGATTTCTCAATTGTATTAAAAAGTATTTTAGCTAATGGAGCAATTGCACTTAACATTGGTAACATAATTATAATTTTTTTAAATTTTTATCTACTGGTGGTATTTGTGGCATAGGTCCTTTTAAAGGAGGTGGGCCAAATCTTTTACCAAGAGTTAATTTTTTTCTCATCGTTTATTTTGTTTTTCTCTAGCCAATTGAATTTTTTGTTTAGCAATATTTAATCTATCATTAGATTGTCTATCTTTAATTTCAAGTTCTTGTTGAGTCATTAAAGTATCTACTTTAAACTGAGAAGCATTTAAAGCATTGTCTGTAGCAATATTAGTTTGTTTAATTTGTAAGTCCATCGCTCTAAGATCTAACTCTCTTTGTTTAAGAGCAACTAATGGATCTACTTTCTGTTCACCACTAGCTTCTGCAGCTTGTAACTGTGCAGTAAGTTCTACAGTTCGTTGAGCAATCGCTCCATTCATTTTAACCGTAAACATTTGTGGATTTGTTTTTGAAAGCATTATATCTTCTGGGTTCATAGCCATAGCCTCTACAACTTCTTGTGAAGACTTTTGTGAAATGTGTTCTGAGATATGTCCCTGTAACAATGCATATACCGCAGGATTAATTTGTACCATTCTTGTTTTAATAAATAATGAGTGTGCTGTTATATGTGCATCATGCTCTTGTGTAGGAAATGCTTTTGGCATTTTCATTTGTAGTGCTTCCATATTTTCAATAGCTGGATCTTTTGGAAACTTAGGTTCTTCCGGCTTTAATAAATCTTCTATGTTCTGAGTTCCTAGCGCATTATAAACTCTTCTGTAAGCTTCTCTAATATCATGTATCTCTGGTGCTGACATTGCAATCTTTAATGTTTCATTAGCAAGAGTTACTCGTTGTGCTAAAGAAAATACATTTGGATCTGCAACTGGAATAACATCTACTCTGTCATCAAAGTCTGTAATTTTTACAAAACGATCTCCACCATATACTGCATATGGATATACAGGAGGTAAGTACGTTGCAAATATTTTATGTAACAATCTAAATTCAGTTCTCATAGAATAATAACATCGTTTATGAATAGCCGACATTACTCTTGAGCCTCTTTCTAATAATGCAATAGTAGTTCCAACTGCTGCTTGTTGGTTACCATCACCAACTTGTATATCTGCAATAGATGCAAAACGTTGTCCTGCTTCTACACAATAACCCATTAATTGATAAAGGACTGTGCTTGGTTCTTTAAATGGAAGTAATTGAAATTGATCTTTAATATTTCCACCCGGTGCATCTACATCTCTAAACTCACCTGGTTGAAAGGGTTGATCGTCATCTCTAATTCTTAAACCTCTTGCTTTAAATCCAGCTGGTAAATTAGCTAATGTACCTGCATCTAGTAATTGTCTTAACGCTTGAGTAGCAGATCTAGATAATCCACCAATCATATGTATTAAACCAAATCCATAGAATCCTAAACCTGGTAAGAATTTAAAATGTACAAAGTAATCTTTTCTAATTTTTAATGGATCCTTCTCATCATAGTTTCTGTATATAGATAAAACTTTTTGTGAACCTTCATCAATAGTTACAATGTAAGGAATTTTAATATTTTTACTTTTATCATTAGATGTCTTTTCAAATTCTTCTAAATCTAAATCAACATGCATTTCTAAAATATTAAACTGATAATCTATATTATTTCCTGGTGAGCTAGTTCCTTCTAATTCGTTATATTTCTTTTTAATATCACTCTCATTAGGATTTGTTTCTTGTAGTTCTATATCTCTATAGAAACCTGCTTCTTGTTTCTTACGAATGTCATTCTCTGACATTTTAATCATGTGAGTAATTCTTTCACACTCTTTTAAATCAGTTGCGTAGTATGGAACCACTAAGTCTTCTGCTGGTACAAATTTAGATACTGCACGGCCCATCATCTCATCATAGTAAATCTTTTTAAATGCAGAACCTGCAAGTGGTAAATAAAATAATAATTGATCAAACTCTGGTGTGTACTCTTCCATTTTATCCATTAACATATAGTTCATGAAGTCTTCTACACGTTTTGCTTGATTCTCAACTTCTTGATTATCTTCTCCTATAACCTGTGTTCTAACGGGTCCTTGTGCTGGTAATAATTCTTTATAAGCTTGTGATTGAAATTGTGTAACCGCTTCTGCAAGTAATGGATGAGTTACTCCTGATGCTCCCTGAAAAGGTCTTGTTTGATCTCTGTATCTAAATCCTAATAAATCTAAACCACTAACATAACCCTGTTCCCAGTCTTGTCTAGATTCTTTGTCTCTTTTGTAATCGCTTATTAATGTATAGGCAATCTTACCCAACATTCTATCATCCATATCTTCTGCAAGATTAGTATAGAAATCTTCTTCAGGTTGTTCTTCAATTAAAGGTTCTTGTCCTTCTATTTGAACATCAACAGGTTCTGCAGGTACAGACATATCTGTTTGTACAATAGATGGATCTATTTCTCCTATTGGATTGTTATCTTCAATTGCCATATTAATATAATTTAGTTGGCTTATTTCTTATTAACTTATTACCTCTAGCTACCACAGATCCTCCTTTTTGCAAAGTAACAAGTGGAGGAATAAGTGTATTTTTAGATCTTGTTGCAGATGCATCTGAAAATTTTGTAGCTCTCGGGTCATTAATGTTTACTTGTCTAGGTGATTTATTTAAATCTGTACCTATTGGTGTCTTAGCTGTTTTACCTCTAAATCCATCAAGTAGACTTCTAAATATAGAATTCATTTTTAAAGCCATACTATAACCTAATACATCTTAGTGACTTTTCTTCTGTCACCCATTACTTTGCCACAACCCTTAGCAATGAATCCACCACCTTTAAATTTTTTAGTATAAGTAACTTTAAAATTTTTATCAATTGGACCTTCTCCTTTAAAAATATCTTTACCAAAAGAACTTTCAACATCAGATCTACCTGAGCCCTTACCAACATTTCCAGAAATTTTTAAATTAGTATTATCATCATCAATAAGATTATATTCACCTCCAATACCATAATATATATTTTGAGAGGATACCTTAACTTCAGGATCAGGATTAAATGAACCTTTAGAGATATCTATTTTAGGTTCAATTTTAAATTTAGATTTATCACTCATTTTAGTATAACTTAGTTTCTTTAGTATAACTTAGTTGCTTTAGTTTTACCAAGTTTAGTTTTAACTGTAACTGATCCACCTTTTGCCATGCCTTGTGCATCTTGTATCATCTTTGTATTAGGATCTACTGTTGGATATTCAAATCCTCTTTTAGTTCCTTTACCATACATTGTTTCTGCATCAGTTAATGGTTGACTTGGTTGATTATAAAATCCTTCTTTGAATTCATTTCTTTCAAAGAATGGATCAGGATACTTATCCTTCATTGCTTTTGCTCTTTCTTCTTTTCTTTCTTCTTTTCCTATTTTACTTGTGTAACGCTTTGAAGGTTTCTCTTCTTCCATTTTCATTGGCATAATATCTCCTATGATAGTTTCGCGGGGCGTGTTCCTTTGATCTCGGCTCTACCACCACGGATCATACCACCTTTTTTTCTTCCTATTGCTTCACCTACTGCACCTTGTGCTGCGCCTTGTGCTGCAGCTTCAAGTCCCATATCATCATCTTCATAATAAGGCATTGGTTTAGCTTTGTAATCTTTTTCCATTCCCTCTGGTCCGAAGTAAGGCATTGGTTTAGCTTTGTACTCTCTTTCCATTCCTTCTGGTTCGAAGTAAGGCATTGGTTTAGCTTTGGG